TTTCATATTCTTCAGCGTTTCTTGCATTGGGTCTGCCTAGTTCTTCACGAGCTGCTTCTCTAGCATCTTGCTCAATCAACTTTATTATGTGGTCGTCATTGGCGCTTTCAAGCATCTTCTCTTGAAGTCTTGGTGGTGGCTTCATCATCAAATGGCGCACAAATTCTTGGTGAGTCATCTTGGGCTCATTCATCAAAGCCTCAAGACCACGCTCTTTGAGTTCGGTGGGTTTGACGCCAGGCAATGCCATCAACTCTTTGAGGAACTCTGCACCAGTCCCTACCTTACGCTTGAGTGCTTGTGCACCAATATCAAGGGATGATCTTAGCGGTGCAAACTTTCCAACAAGTTCTTTCATAGTGGTCTCTCTTCTATTTCGAGATGATGAGCATGGGTGGGTTGGCTTTGCTTCCACTGCTCAAAGGTAGGGATCTGATCAAATGGCATCTTACGGATGGCATGATGATACGCCTTGTCTTGAGCGACCTTAGCTTGTAGCTCAGCCTTCATCTGATCCATGCTTGCCTTGATGTGTGGGGGGATGCCACCGCCTTTGGCTTTGTGGAGCTTCTTACCTTGTACATCTGATCCAAAGGGGGCAACCAACAGCTTCTCATACACTGGGTGGTGCTTGCCCTTGATGGATATGCGTCCGATCTCATCCCCCACGCCATAGATGTCACCACGGCTATGTGGTCTCAATGTTGGGTTGCCCGTCATCTCTTGGACAAGCTCGGCAGGGGAGGCATACTGTGTGGACAATCCATAGTGGTGTCCTTTACCGCTTTTCTCAATCGTTGCCAAGAACTTGATCCTATCAAGCAAGGGATCTCCGCCCTCGTGTTTGAACAAGCCTTTGCGTATGAGGTTGCTCTTGGTCAAGCTTCCAAGCTTTGGATCGATCTCAGTCAGCCCTGACTTGATGCCTGACATCATCGGATTACCCGTATTGGGATCAATGGCGACTCCAAGGTCATTCATGATCTCAAAGTCCAATGGTTCGCCTGTGATGGGGTTAATGTGAGCACCGAAGGGGAAGTCCTCACGAGCATGCCCAGTGTGCGCTAGAAGCTTTTCTATAGCCTTCTGTTGGAATGGATGCTTCTGAGGGTGTTTGAACCAACGGTCAGGTGCAGGCATCACTGGGGTTCTGCCAGCTTCACGAAGCTTTTGGAGCATCTCTTCAATGGATGGGTACTTTGGATTCACATTGCCCCCTTGTGCATAATCATCAGGTTCATGTCCAATCATGGCAGGTATTTCTTTCATTCCAAGCAAATGCGCTGCGCCAAGTCGATGTCCACCCTCAAGAACATATGCGCCTTTTTTATCCATGGCAACCAATAATGGATCCATGTACTTGTTATGTTTGATTTGCTCAGCTAATTTATGTACTCGATCAATATCGTTTTTAGCGTAAAACAATTTATTTGGATGTGTTACTTCAAACGCTGACATTGGAACGCGATGAATGCCTTCTTCAATGTCATCGATGCCAGATGATGCGTATGAACCATAGTTGTTAATTTTATCGCCAACATCATAGCCACCAACTTTTTCACCATGTTTGTGTTTTACAAAGTTATGTCTCTTAACTTCACCACCTTTAGCCTTGGTGATGTCAGGGTCAGTGATGTCATAAGTGCCACGGTTTCCTATAGCCGACTTGATCTTACGAGGATCAAACGCAACAACTTCTCGGTTGCCACCAATGTTCATAACAATTGAGTCATGACCTAATTTAATAAGTTCATTGCGCCTTTTAATTACATCCTTCAATCCTTCTGCCTCATGCCTTTTTATGGCTTCTGCGGAACGCTTTTGCCCTTCTATGTCATCAGGTTTAACAATTCGATTTGGATCATAGTCTGGGTCTTTCATCCTACGATTTAATGCACCCATAGCCAAATTATTGTATTCAGAATAAGGCATTACATATGGGTTTTTTAATTGTGCAATTACAGGCATTACATTGCCACCCTCAGTGCCCCATAGTTCTGCATACCTACTAGATTCTTCTGGGTTATCGCTTAAAAAAGTACCTAAAGCTGATGTCAAATTACCAGTTTTTTTACCTGCTTTATTTGGATCAAATTGAACAATATCATTGTTTGTACCATGAAACAAGCGTTCTTTAATAGCGCTTTCTTTTAAGAACTTGGCTTTATTCGCCTCACGCTGATGATGGGGCAACACCTCACCACCCTTAGCCTTTGTGATGTCTGGATTATTGGGGTCATAGGTTCCACGATTACCTATTGCCGACTTGATGCGCTTGGGCTCAAGCATGATGATCTCATGGGCTCGACCAACCTTGTAGGGATCAGCGTGGATGATGCTATCGTATCCATCTTCTTTAAGCAATCTAACTGTCTCAGGCGTCAATAGGTCAGGGAACTCGCTGTGTCCTTTGGCGTAGGCGGCTCGTGCATACTCAATCATGCCCTTGTCGTCTAAGTACAGTGGGGTCTTGGCTTGCACATGGACTGGCATCACATTGGTGCCTTCTCTGAACTCTGCGTTTCTGCCACCACTGATGTTGTGCATGGCTGGCTGATGCTTAGGGTCAGTCGATAGCCATGTGGCGTTGCCACTGATAGTAGGATCAAACCCTTGGCCTTGGAATTCCTTGAAGTCCTTGGGTGTCGCGTGGTACAGCTTCTCTTTGACTTTGCTAGGCGATAAGAACTTCTTTAGATTGGCATTACGCTGACGCTTAGGCATTACCTTAGTCAACGCAAGGCGCATCTCGTCTAGTGTGGGTTGTTTAGCCATGGTCTGAATGAGAGTGGATAGATTGCATTATGCCTTCTATCCTGATTATGTTCAACCCTAGTGGAGTTGTTGCCATGTGGAGTTGTTGCCACTACTGGGCGTAAGGGTTGGCTCGTCCCTTACCGTTATGTTCATCCGCATCTAAGATGTCTGAGTCATCGAATGGGTCGCGCCTTGGCATGTCGATGCTGATCCACCCAGCGTCTCTGAGGTATCTGAGCCCTTGGCTGATGCAGTCCACGAACTCGTCATGAGCCGTTTCAGGGAAGCTACAGATCTGGCTCACCATGCCTTCAGCCCAGTCCTTGACGAACCCCTTACGGACGGATGACTCAGGCACCCACACGCGCCCAGCCTTGATGATGTTCGCCACAATGGAGAGCCTTTGTATCTTGTCTGCTCTGCCAGGGTTGTAGGCGATGACTGGTATGTGAGCCCTCTGCAAGTCTTGGATCAGGGATATGCCTGCTGACTTGTCCTCCACCAGAACCACATCCACGAGCTTCTTCTCTCGTCCCTCACCGAAGGCTACCTCAAACTCATCGAGCACCTTGGGTCGGAGGTCAGGGTATTGGAGGTGCTCTTGCCAACAGTCGAGCACAAGGACGCACATGCCCCCATCCAATGGCTTAAACACACCGAAGGTGATCGAGCCAGTAGGATCGTTGTATGTCTTGTCTGAGGTGGCGCAGTCATAGGACTGAATCACATACTCCAATTTGGGAAAGGGCTTGCCGTCAGGCCATAGTCGGAACCAGTCTCTCTTGACGATACCGTCAGCCTCAGGGTCGATCAGTTCGGCATAGATCTCTTGGCGACCGAGCTTGGTCGATTCATACTGAAGGATCTGCTTTTGGAAGTTCTCCGCCAAGTTCTTGATGTTGGAGTAGGTCGAGGCTCTAGTGATGACCACATCGTCCCCCTCACGCCCTACTAGATCAAGGATCAAGTCTTTGGGCTTTGGAGTTGTGGTGCATATCAGCTTGGTCTTTTTACCGAGACGCAGACCGAACTGAAGCATGTCCCACGCCTCTTGGATGTACTCCCACGCTGCCAACTCGTCACACCATCCACCGTGGAACTGGGGGCCACGGAACCGTTCTGGCTCGGACGCTGCGATCCCCTTAATGAACGAGCCATTGGTCAAATGTATCTCATGCAGACTGGAGTTGTACTTCTCGATCAGCATAGGGGGGATGATGGTCATGAGCCCACTATCGCCTTCAAAGCAGGTTCCTTTTAGGTCACTGGATGTGGGAGCCGACACCAACCATCTGGTCTTGGGCTGACTCCATGCCCACCATGCTAAACATTCCGCGGCGGCTCTCGTCTTGCCTGCCCCGCGACCAGCGAGCATTAACCAAATACTCCACCAATCCCCTGATGGCTCAACCTGATGCTTATGCGCCTTCTCCTTCAGCCATTGGTACTGCCATAGGAATACCGTTTGATCGACGACTGAAAGGTTTAGGAACTCCTCCTGAGTCTTGGGATCGAGGAGGACTTCGTCAATGACTTCGCTCATTGGCTCTGGCGCGATGCTTTGATGTTCTCCAACAACTGACCAAACACATTGATGTTGTGCTCAATGATCACTGGCTGAGTATCTGATCCAGTCACTTCAGTCCTTGCCAGTTTGGGGATGTGATACTCCACTACGCTTTGGAATAGATCAAACGCCTTCGCTGGGTTTGGTGGCGTCACATACTCCCCAGTGAAGTTACCCTCTTCATCCAACTTAGGAACTCCATTGGCTACTTGATCGAGCCATCCAGAGAGCCTATGAGCGTTTCCATCCACAAATGAGGCTATAGCTATCCTAGCGTCTGCTGTCGCCTTGTTGGGGCTTCCTGAGGGTCTCCCCGCGCCCTTCCTATTAGGAGTCATACTCTCCTCCCAATATTTTTAAATTGTTTATTACCAATTGATAACTTTAGTGTTAACGACATCATTTCAGTCCTTTCGCACGATATTTCAGTGCATACCCTTTAGTTTATCTTATTCTGCTTCGCTTCTCAATATCCTATGTTCTGCGAATTTGCGGTATGCCTTTAGTGCCTTGTTCTCTTCTTTGAGGCGCTCGATCTCTCCGCCCATGTGCTTCATTCGGCTTGTGGCTTGTTCTATCCATTCTTTGACCTCTCTGGGCATTCCATATACGGGCTCAGGCACATGCACAATCCTTACGGTCTCTTGCTTGGGTGGAGTTGTTGCCACTTTTCTTTTAGGTGGAGTTATTGCCACTTTTTCAGTTGCCACTTTCTTTGCGGTTGCCATATTTATTCCTTATTCCAATAGTTTTCTACCCAATGTTCATGCCATCCCCACATAAAGAGCCAATCCCAATATCTTTCTCCAAATGATGCTTGGTCTTCAAATGTCTTTTTGGCTATGCTTAAACATAACGCTTTGGATGGCGTCTTGATCATTTCTTCATGCTCCTCACAAAGGCTGCGAAGCTTTGACTCGTGTCGCCTAAGTTCTTGAGCTTGTCGAACTCCTCAGCCACCTCCTCCAATACAGCGTTCCTGAATACATCAGGTACGATCATCTTGGTCTTGATGGGTACCGATACATTCATGGTGGCTTCGTTCCAATGGTTTTGTCTTACCATGCGTTGGAACTCTTCCTCTTCTGCTTTCCAATCGTCTGCGTTCATGCTCTTTTCCCTTTAATTTCTTCGTCCATCTTGTCAAAGAAATCATCCCTCAACTCTTTGTTCTTGATGAGGGCGCTCACGAATACACCATGGTTATGTTCCTTCTCCCGATACATGTAGGCGTAGCCTGTGGCGACCACCGCCCACACGAACAGGATTAGCTCTGTGTATGAAAACTCAATCATCAGAATGGTCTCCACACAATCATGTCCATGAGCAGAACAATCACAGCGATCGCATATACACAATATAAAGTTAGA